TCACATTGCACTTATTATTTGTGTTGCTTTTGCATCTTCTTCTTTGTATGTTTCTTCAAGTAAATGTGAATAAAATTCAGTAGTAACTGATATATTTTTGTGTCCTAGTCTTTTCGAAATGTAATATATAGAAATGCCTTTGGCTAGTAAATATGAACAGTGAGTATGACGTAAAGCATGTGAAGTGATTTCTTTGATACCTAGATTGTTACAATATTTTTTTAAACGTTTGTTAACTGCATTGTTTGTTAGTTCACCAAAGATAGTACCGTCAATTGTTCTAGGTAATTGATCAATAGATTTAATGATATAATTCATATCTTTCGGACTAATAGACACATAACGTGGAGATGAATCAGTTTTATGTTCATCAATATATATTTCGCTTTTAATTTGATTGATATATTCACGCTTTAGATTTAAAGCACCACTTATACGACAACCAGTACAAATCATGATGAATAGTACGAGTGATGATGCGTTGTCTTTAGTCATCAAATGCTGTTTTAACACTTCATAATCTTTTAGATTGATATACTTACTATCTTCACTTTTATTAGGGTTATTAGCCCTATAATTAACCTTAAAGGTAGGGTTCTTTGCAATAAGCCCTTCGTATATTGCATCGTCTAATGATGTTCTTATATAGCCATTTAATTTTCTTATAGACTCTTTAGAGTGATTTTTTGAAAATTCATTAATAAAATCTTGATAGTGATACCTGGATAAATCTTTCAGCTTTTTCTTGCCAATAGGGTGGTTATTGATATGTTCTATAGCAGCAGCGTAAGACTTATATGTTTTAGGTGTTACAGTCGATTTCTTAAACGTTTCACACCACGTTTTAAAATAGTCATACAGCGTTAAATTAGGTTCATAATCAATGCCTTGCTTTAACTCATTTAACTTATCTAATCCAGCAGAATTAGCTTCTCTTTTTGTTCGAAAACCTTTTTGTCTATACCGTTTACCTTCATACTTAAATTCGTATTGCCATTTTTTACCGTCATAACATCGTGTTTGCATGCTATCCCTCCTCAAAAAAGGTAAAAAATAATAAGGGTAGGCGGACTACCCTAAAAATATAAAAAAAGAGTATGTGAAAATGTACTCTTTTTAATAGAGAGTTAGAATCAACTAAATTCATTTATTTGTAATATATTTATTAGAATTGTTACCAAAACTATTAAAATAATAAAATATAAAATTATATAGATTAATATAATTTTAATAGTTAACTTCTTTTCTTGAATTTTCACAATTACATAAAGTGAATGTAGGAAAGTGATGGTAATTATGAAAATAATGCCGAAAAGAAAATAAAACATAATTTTAAAAGTCCTTTCTAGCAATCAAAATAAGATTTAAGGATTAGTGTTTAGTTGTTTTATCCTCTATTTTATTATTATCTTTAAGTACATTGTCTGCATGACGGTCGCAAGCAGATAATGATAAAGTTGCCATCATAATAACTGCTATAATAAATTTAAATTTCACAATAAACACCACCATATCATAAAATTAGATATCCTAGAAATGAGATTATACTTACAGCTAAAAAAGCCAATGAAATTGTTCTACATGTGTGTTTATAAGTTATCCCTTCAGTTTGTGATAAAAAGAAACTGAAAATAAATAAAAAAATACTAATTAAAAATAAACCGATAATCACATAGATCAATGTATTCATCCCCTTAGATTAAGTTTATTTCATCTTGACCATATGCAGTAACTAAATGTGAATTGTGTATTTATAAAAAAATAAAATTATATAGTATTATCATGATAATAGCGATAAAAACTATAGTTAATACCGTCCACATGGTATAAGCTCTTTTGGAAATTTGTTCGTTCGCTTTTATAAGTTTATAAATATTGATGATTAACAAAATAATATTTACAATTAGTAAAATTAATAGGCATTCAATAACGAATGTCATCATCTACGACTCCTTTGGACTTACTGTCTTTTTTCATCAATTTCTCTGGCGTATTTTTGTAATTTTCTGCGTGTTTTTATAATACTTTCCTTTTTAGGACGTGACTTCCTAAAAACATTACCTCTGTTAGTTCTCACAGTATAAAAAATTTTCCTCAGTTTAACTTGATAATTAATTATTTTCATTCTACATTTCTCCTTTAAATATTTATATTAAAGCGTCACTAGGTCGCTTATTAAAATAGTTTTTGACTTGCTACAACTCTACCAATTACTTTTACTTCGTCATCTTTTCCGTAAACTTGCGGATAGTGACTAGAATTATTTGATTCTGGAATTAATATAATTTGGTCACCGTTGTATCTAATACGTTTAACGGTGGCATTGTAGCCATTGACCATAACGACACCTAATTGACCATTTTCGACAACAGAATCTTTTTCTACTACGACTATATCGCCATCTTGGAAAATCTTATCCATGCTATCGCCAGATACTTTCAAACCAAATTCTTCTTTATCAGAATTAAGTTTATTAGTAGCAAAGTATATGTAATCAATTAAATTTTCTTCACTATAGATAGGTAAACCAGCAGATATTTTTGAAACAACTGGAATCTTTTTGACTGGTAGAGTTTCTAATTGAGGTTGTTCTTCTTCTATTCCCATAATATATGAAGGAGATACTCTCAATGCTTTTGCTAATTTTACAATCTTATCTCTTTTCATATTTTCTATGTCGCCAGTTTCCCATTTTCTTACAGTTGATTTTCCAACGCCTACTAAATCTCCAACTTGTTCTAGAGTTAAATTCAATTCTTTACGTCTACTTTTAATGTCGGGTTTCATGTTAAATTTCCTCCTAATTGGTATGTATTAAATATAGCACTTAAGTATCTTAAAAGCAACACTTATATAGGAAATGAAAATAAAAATGTATTTTTAGACACTTTTGTATTGACTCAATGATTTTTAGCGTGTATTATTAAAGTATCCTAAAAGACACGGAGGTGTTAAATAATGAACAAAGCAAAGCTTTATTCTGCTTTGGCAATGAAAGAGATGCATGTAAATGATTTTTTAAAAGCGTTAAATGAGCATGGTCTAAAACTTTCCAAAAGTGCCTACTATAGCAGGATTAGAGGAGAACAAGAATTTGACATCAAAGAAATTAAGACTATAGTTAAAGTTCTCAATTTAACTAGAGAACAAATGAATGATATTTTTTTGAAGAATTAGTGTCATAAAAGACACTTAAAGGAGGAAATTAAATGCAATTATTACAAGAAATACAAATTGAAAATAACACAGAACTGGGAGCAGTTGTATCTAGTCGAGTAGTAGCAAACGAATTAGAGAGAAGACACGATCATGTAAAAAGGGATTTAGAAAATATTTTAATATCCCCAAATGTGGGGACATTAATTATCCCTAGTGAATATAAAGATTCTAGAGGTCGAAACCAAAAAGAATACTTACTAACAAAAGACGGTTTCACTTTATACATGTTCAATATTCAAGGTCACAACGAATTCAAAATGGCCTACATTAATAAATTTAATGAGATGGAGAACGCGATTCAAAGCAGATTACCTGGAACATATAAAGAGGCGTTATCACAATTACTTCAAACAGTAGAAGAAAAAGAGAAGTTAGAACTGGAAAATAACATGAACAAACAGAAAATAGCCGAATATGAACCTAAGGCATCTTATCTAGATACTATCTTGAATAATAAAAGTTTAGTCACTGTTGGCCAAATTGCAAAAGATTACGGTATGTCAGCTCAAGCATTAAACAAACTACTTCATGATTTAAAAGTTCAATACAAACAATCAGGACAATGGTTACTTTACTCAAATATTCAAGACAAAGGTTATACACATTCATCAACTACAGAAATTGAGCATAAAGATGGGAGTACATCAGTAAGAATGAATACCAAGTGGACACAAAAAGGACGTCTTTTCATCTATGAATTACTTAAAGATAACGACATCCTACCCACAATCGAACAAACAACTTAAAGGAGTGAATGGAATGCGAGAAGAAAATAAAAAAGTCATCTATTACTACTATGACGAAGAAAGCAATAGACGACCTTTAGGTGTAGATGATCAAAAGCAACTAAACTTTCTATTAGATGAAAAATGGATCGAGCATATAAAACGAGAATTTCCATTAACTATCAATAACTTATACATGCAACTAGATGGTAATGAATTTAAGTTAGATTAAATTTTTTAGATAGATATTGAAAAGCAAGCCTACTTAATAAAGTTACTGACATGCTCGATGTTTGTTTAGCAACACGTTTCACTTCATTCCAAGTTTCGTCATCGCGAATATTATCTAAGAATTCATGACCATAAAAAGTGATATTACCAATTTGATAGTAATTAATATTATTGTTTGCAATATCAACTCGTGCATCTAAAATGCCAGCTTCGTTTAATTTAGACAAGCAATACATTAATTCCTTAAAATTATAGTTTTTATATACTTCATAATCTTGAAAATTATATGTAACTAACATAGTTTCGAAAGGCTTCTTTTCTTCAATCTCTAATAATAAGTCTCGAATACAATCATGATTTAGTTTCATATTTAACCACCTCCTTAGGTTGATAAATAAATTATACACGAAAGGAGTATTTAAGATGACACAAACTTTAACCGTATCTGTACCAATACCAGACACACACGTACTTGTCGCTAAAGATGAATACGATGAGTTAATAAATTACTCACTAGATCCAGTTTGGGACTTAAAAGAATTGAAACGCAAATTAAAAATGTCATCTGACGACACTATAAAAGACAGATTATTATTCAATCCTAAATTTGAGAAATTACTTAAAAAACAAGGTATCGCACATTATCCAGATGAGAGTTTAAATCGTTGGAGATTCAACGCAAGAAAGATGAATAAGTTCATCGAAGAACATTTTGAAGAAATTCATGGAAAGGGGAGGTAAACATGAGCAAACTACAACTCATTAAATTAGCACTCCTAACTGCACTTTTGGTTGAGGAAGTTAGGAATGCTAAGGGTGGAGCAATTAACAAATACAAATTCACTAAAGGTTATGGCGAAGGTCAACCAAAAGTATCGGTGACGAATTTCGGACTGTCAGAAAGAATCGGAAAACAATGTCCAAAATGTAATCGACACACATTAAAAACAGCAAACTTTTGTCCATTCTGTAGATATGAATTTAATTGAATCTAAAAAAGGAGCGTCACCAATGAACAAATCATTTTTAATCGCATTACTATCATGGATTGTACTATCACTATCACTTACATTTGCAGGTATCTACTTCACAACTGCATTAGGTATCGCAACGTTAATTAGTATCGCAGCATTTGTATTTTTCGAATATGAATTTTTTCAAATAAAAAAGACTGAATGCTAACGGCCATTAGCAAACAGTCAAAAAAAGTAAACGTATTTTCCCAAAATATCTACTATTAATGTATCACGGAGGTACAAATGAAACAACATAAATTTAAACGAATGGCACATGATTTGATGGATTTGATACCAAACAATCGTTTTCAAGTTGACTATAAATACGATGTTATTTGGTTCTCACATTACCATACAAACGGTGTGAGCGTTCTTCAAATAGATAACACCATTCATTCAGAAGGTGAAATGCTAACCAATTTTGAACTAGCTAAAAAAGTAATCAAAGGAGAGTGTTTGATAGATGAGTAACATTTACCAAATTAACGATAAATTCTTATCAGTTTTAAATATGGCTGATGAAGATGTTGACCCACAAATCATACAAGACACATTAGACTCAATCGAATTAGAACTAAATGAAAAAGTAGATAACATTGTAGGACTTAAACGCAGTGTTGATTCAGATGTGGACGCTATTGATAAAGAACTTAAACGTCTACAAGGGTTGAAAAAATCAAAAGTAAAATTTTCAGACCGTTTGAAAGGTTATCTCTCTGACATGTTAGATCAACGACAGTTAGATAACTACAGAACATCTAAAAACTACATTTACAAACGTAAAAACGGTGCGAGTAAAGATGTAATAGATGAATCTAAAATACCTAAAGAATACTGGGTATCACAAGCACCTAAACTTAATTCAAAAATGCTCACTGATGATTTAAAAGCAGGCAAAGAAATACCAGGAGCTCAACTTAAACAAACAGTTAGTTTGGTGGTGAAGTAGATGACTGAATCAAATGTTGAACAATCTGACATACTGCAGGAGTTAGGTATAGAAGAGATTAATGAAGATACTCAAAACTATTATTCAATTATGGCATATGGTAAGTCCGGTACAGGTAAAACAACTCTAGCAACTAGAGAAAACAACGCATTTATTATCGATATCCACGAAGATGGAATTCAGGTAACGAGAGAAGGTTTTGTTAAGAAAGTTGATAATTATATCGCCTTTCGAAATACGATAGCGAGTATCGAAAAGATAGTAAATGCAGGTAGACAAAAAGGAAAGTTAATTGATGTGGTTGTAATTGAAACAGCGCAAAAATTAAGAGATATAACACTTACGCATGTAATGAATACACACCAAGTCAAAAAAGCAAGAATACAAGATTATGGCGAAACGTCTAAATTAATTGTTAATTCAGTTAGACATTTATTAAAGGTTAAAGACAAACTCGGATTTCACGTTGTACTTACAGGCCATGAAGGACTTAACTCAGAGGATAAAGATGAAAACGGAAAGATTATTAACCCTAGAATATCAATTGAAGTACAACCAGCAATACACAATAACTTAGTAACTCAGTTTGACATTATAGGACATACATTTATAGAAGATCATACAGATGAGAATGGAAACGCGACACATGATTATGTGTTTTCTGTAGAACCTTCTAATTTATACACAACTAAAGTTAGACATAATCCGCAAGTAACAATCAATAATCCGAATATTAAAAATGCTTCAATTTCAAAAATTGTAGATATGGCACAAAACGGAAACTAAAAAACTAAAAGGACGGTAATTAATTATGAAAAAAAATGACATAACACATCAACCACCAGAAGCAGTTGATGTAGTTAAATTAATTAAAATTATTTGTCTGAAAGGTAATGGTAACGAAGATCCTATTAGGAAAGTTGAAAGATATTATGACTTAAATGGCACATTTATATTTGAAAAAAGCATTTAATCTTTATTAATAAATTCATTTGCTTCAGAAATACTAATTTCTAAACTTACTAAAGCCGTTAAAGCGTGTAAAAATTTCTTTAAGTCTTGTACATCTTTATCAACGTGTTTTCTAACATAATGTGTTTCATCATTTCCAATCCAACTAGCTGCACGAGCTAAATTATTAATTCTTATATCATCAATATCAGAAATGCATTGTCCAAGTTGTTGGGTTGATACTTTAGACTCATCTTTGTCTTTGCATTTAATTAAATAATCTTTAACAAGAAATTCAATTGCTTTTCTATAACCAATACCAGCTAAATGATCAAATCTTAAAGCTTCTGCATTTGAACTTTGAGTAATAATATTTTTGAATTCTTGACTTATTTCATCAATTTCACTTGGATATTCGAACAATGTCTCAGGCATAGGTTTTTCATTATCCATTTTAAGTTCAGCAATGGAACCTCCCGGTGTGAAATTAACCTTATAGGTTTGCAAAAAATGCTTATTACAACTAGGGCATTGTAGAGTTATTGACACTGGAAAATATCTATTACTTGTATCAAATGGAGTTGAACTTAATATAGACGGACTTATCTTAGATTTACACCAAGGACAATAATTTGGTAACTCTATCTCATACTTTCCGTGTGCACTTCCTTGAGTATTTAACAACAGAATTTTGCGTTTCAAAAATATCACTCACTTTCAAAAATTAGAATTAAATATATTATACAAAAATAACATAAAGGACGGTAATCAATTATGAAAATTTCAGGACAAGCTCAATATATTAAAGAAACAAATCAAGAAAAGTTCTATAACGGTACAACAGGTTTTCAAGCTGGAGAATTCACAGTAAAAGTTAAAAATATTGAATTTAATGATAGAGAGAATAGATATTTTACAATCGTATTCGAAAATGATGAAGGTAAACAATACAAACACAATCAATTTGTTCCACCTTACAAATATGATTTCCAAGAAAAACAATTGATAGAACTACTAACTAGATTAGGCATTAAATTAAATCTTCCAAGTTTAGACTTTGATACTAACGAATTAATTGGAAAACCGTGTCATTTAGTTTTGAAATGGAAATTCAATAAAGATGAAGGTAAATATTTCACTGATTTTTCATTTATTAAACCTTACAAAAATGGAGAAGGAATAATTAATAAACCGATCCCTAAAACCGAAAAGCAAAAAGCTGAAGAGAAAAGCAATTCACAACAAACGCCAATGACAAGCCAAGATAACCCGTTTGGTAACAATGACCCATTAGGTTATGAAGATGATTTAGCATTCTAGGATGTGATTAAATGCAACGCATTACAAGATACCAGCGAGATAACGACGGTACTTATTCCGTCGTTGCTACTGGTGTTGAACTAGAGCGAAGTCACATAGATTTATTAGATAACGGTTACTCACTTAATGCAGAAGTGGAAGTGCCGGATAACAAAAGATTGTCTATTGAACAACGTAAAAAGATTTTTGCTATGTGCAGAGATATTGAAATGCATTGGGGAGAACCAGTGGAATCACTAAGAAAAAGGTTTCAAGCAGAACTTGAAATAATGAACGGTTATGAAGAAATAAGTTTACGAGATTGTTCTATGAAAGTAGCTAGAGAATTAATTGAATTGATCATCGCATTCATGTTTCATCATCAAATACCTATGAGAGTAGAGACAAGCAAGTTACTAAGTGGAGACCAGGCAATGTTGTATTGGGCAACTGTTAATCGTAATTGTGTGATATGTAGTGCTCCAGGTAGTGACTTAGCTCATTACGAGACAGTAGGTAGAGGTATGAACAGGAATAAGATGAATCACTACGACAAGCATGTACTAGCTTTATGTAGACGCCATCATTCAGAACAACATGCGATTGGTGTTAAATCGTTTGATGAAAAATACCACTTACAAAACAGTTGGATCAAAGTTGATGATCGTCTTAATGCGATGTTGAAAGGAGTAAAAAATGGTAGATAGATTTGATGTAGGAGATCGTATAAATGAGCGAAGAACTCGATTAGGAATGACACAAAAAGAATTAGCTAGTAAAACTGACACAACTAAATCAACAGTTCAAAAATGGGAGTCTGGTGTTCATTTACCTAAAAAGAAACAATACCTAAAATAGCCGGAATTCTAAAGTATAGCGAAGAATACCTTCTGTATGGAAGTGACAGCAATGAGTAAGTTATTAATAGACGATTACCCAATATTAGTTTTGCCTAAGTTAGCTACAGAAATCGGATTAAACGAGGCTATTGTACTTCAACAGATTCACTACTGGTTAGGAAGTAGCAAACACATACATGATGGATTTAACTGGATATATAACAGCTATAAAGAATGGGAAGAACAATTCCCTTTTTGGAGCAATGTAACAATACGTAGAACGATCACAAGTTTAGAAAAACAAAACCTAATAATCACAAGCAATTACAATAAAGCGGGTTTCGACAAAACGAAGTGGTACACAATCAACTATTTAGAGCTTGAGGGTGTGAGCAAACGAGTTGCTCAAAATGAGCAAACGATGTGGTCAAAAAGAGCAAATGGAGTTGCTCAAAATGAGCAAGTCGAACAGCTCAAAATGAGCAAACCAATACCAGAGACTACACAAGAGACTACTTCAGAGACTTCTTCAAGAGATATATTGTCGGGCGACCCGACTGCTTCTCCAATTCCCTATAAAGAAATTATTGGTTATTTAAATGAAAAAGCAGGCAAACAATTTAAACATAATACCGGTAAAAGCAAAAGATGTATTGAAGCAAGATGGAATGAAGATTTTAGATTAGATGACTTTAAAAAAGTGATAGATATAAAAACATCAGAATGGTTAGGAACAAGCCAAGAAAAATATCTAAGGCCCGAAACGTTATTTGGCACTAAATTTGAGGGATATCTCAACCAAGAAACTAATACACAACCTAACAACCCATACGCTAACGCATTTGAAAATGCACAGCCATTGGATATGGAAAACTTACCGTTTTAAAGGAGTGATGAGATGGAGGCTTTCCAGAACCTAGCAAAGCAAACAGGTTTTAGAAATAAGATAGTTAAACAAGAATTCGGTTTGAAGTGTAACGACTGTGGTCGAACGTACAACTATTACGAATTTGATAACGGTCAAGTAGTTAAAGACGGTTGCGACTGCGAAATGATAGCACTAGCCAAACAGTCTACTGAAAACTATCGCAAGAAACAACGTAAAGCAAAAGCAGAAAAGATATTTAAGCAATCGATTATTAACGATAACTTAGCTCAAGTAACTTTTGATAACTACGAACCAACATCAGAAAAGCTAAAGTATGCTAAAGGTTTATGTCAAAGGTATGCCCAAAACTTCACATTAGATAATAAACAATCGCTACTTATACAAGGTTCATTTGGTACAGGTAAGTCACATCTATCTATGAGTATTGTAAAAGAAGTAAAGGCAAAAGGTTACACAGTGCTTTATATGAATGTACCACAGCTTATTTCCACAATTAAAATACCTACAACAACAGAAACGGTATGACTGAGCAAGAGTTAGCACAAATTATTAGTGATGTTGATCTAATGGTGTTTGATGACTTCGGTATTAACATGAATGAGTTTGCGACAAGCAAAATGTTCGAGTTAGTCGAAAGCAGAGTAGGTAAACACAATATATTTACAACTAACCTAGATGAAAAGAAATGACTAGAAATAAAGATATGCAACGTATATTTAGCAGAATTATGAGTAATACAACGCTAATCAAAATGGACGGTCAAGATTACAGAACAAGGGGGCTTAAATTTTGATTACATTACAAGAAATCAAACAAAATCTTGAGTGTTCTGATGTGTATGCTCAGAAACTCATAGACGACGCACAGGGCGACGAAAAGAAGTTAGAAGATACTTACTATAGAAAACTTGCAGAACGTCGTATACGCCCTGCTATTGTCGAATATTAGGAGTGTTATAAATGGCAAAGGAAAAATATTACCTATATAGAGCTGATGGCACAGAAGATATTAAGGTCATCAAGTACGAAGATAACACCAATGAGGTTTATTCGCTTACAGGAGCCCAATTTAGCGACGATAAGAAGATTATGACAGATAGTGAGATAAAACGATTTAAAGGCGTGTATGGGCTCTTGTATGAGCAAGAACTAGGATTACAAGCGAATCTATTCGAATATTTGTAGAGGTGGCATATGAGTAAATACAATGCGAAGAAAGTTGAATACAAAGGTATTATATTCGATAGCAAAGTAGAGTGTGAATATTACCAACATTTAGAAAGTAAGATGAATGGCGTTAACTATGATCGTATCGAAATACAGCCAAGATACGAGCTTGTACCTAAGTTTGGTAAGCAACGTAAGGCAGAATATATTGCAGATTTTGCATTATATCTCAATGATGAGTTGGTCGAAGTGATAGATGTTAAAGGTAGACCTACTGAAACGGCAAAACTTAAAGCTAAGATATTCAGATACTTATACAGAGATGTAAAGCTCACATGGATATGTAAAGCGCCCAAATATACTGGCCTTGATTGGATTGAATACGACGAATTAGTGAAAGTGAGACGTCAACGTAAGAAAGAGAAAGGGTGATTAATTGGAACACAGAGAAGAAACAATCGAAGTTGAAGCAAAACTAAAAGTGCGTGTGAAGTACCCTGTTTGGATTAATAACAGAATCACTACAGAAGAAGAACGCGAACGCATTTTAGATTTAATCGCAAAGAACCCAGAAAAAGAATTGATGCATGAAGATTTAGAACTGATTGAATTAGTAGAGGTGGAGTAAATGGTTAAACGGACATTAGAAACAATAGATGGCGTTGAATATGCATTGGTCGAAGTTAAAGGAAAGAAAGTCAAAATGCCTAACGAAGATATAAAAATTGCAGAAAAACACGGAGTTTCATACAGAATCATTCAGAGGAGACTATATAGAGGGTGGAGCGTTAAAGACGCAGTGTTACCTAAAATATTGTATACAAATTCCAAAGCAGAAGTTGAAGATGGCGTACTTTACAGAATTATCAAAGCAGGCGATAAAACCTATCGTATAAGCGATGAAGATTTAAAGAAAGCGGAGGACAATGGTGTAAGTAAAGATAGTTTAGTAAGTCGTTTAAGAAATGGTAACTACACACTAGAACAAGCTTTGACATATCCAAAAGGAAAAAGAACTATAGCAAAAAAATATGACATTGATGGTCGAAGAATGACTATGGAAGAAATAGCAAAAGAAGGCTTTATATCTCTAGCAACAGTTAAATATAGAATCAAGCACGGTTATAAAGGGCTAGAAATTTTAAAAGGTAAGGAGAAAACAAATTGATTGAACAAATACCGAAGTTTAATAAAGGCGATGGTTTAAGTGCAAAACAGTTGTATGAGTTACAACAAGCAGAAATGAGACATGAAAGAGAATTGAAACGAAAGCGTCGAGAAGAAAGAATAGCACGTGCTAAACGATCATTAGAGATGTTGGAAAAAACAGAGTTGATAGTAATTATTTCAGAAATTTAGAGAAAAACAATCTAATTACCAGAGTTAAAACCGACTCATACGGCAGAGTACAAAGGGGATAAGCGAATGGAATTACATGAATTAAATACAGGCGATGATATTTGGTTCAAATATCCAAACGCGACCAACTCATTCCCTGCAGTTGTGGAAGAACTCCATTACAACTTTAAAGGCGAACCATATCTAAAAGTACGAGTAGGTAGTGAATTAGTAGTGATTGATGAAAATACGACATAGTAAAGGTGTAGATGATAATGACAATTATTAGTAATCAGAAAGTGGATATGGTTAAACAACCACCACATTATCAATTTGGAATATTTACGGCAAACGTAATCATTGAAGCAGTCGGCAAAACATATAAATCTGCGTCAGTTTTCTATCACGTTGGGAATGCTTTGAAATATTTAATGCGTGCCCCAAGAAAGAATGGACTAGAAGATTTAAAGAAAGCAAAGGAAGCGTTGATATGGCAATCAATGTGTGGGACACAAAAAATGACAACTAGCACATACGACCTATCTTCAACGATCACCAGAATATAGATACAACACTAAAGCAAGACACCTACACAGATTAATCGTGAATTACGTGAAAAGGTGTGCAGGGCTTTGTAATTAAAGTAGGTAGCAATAAGTCGTGATGAAAGTATTAGAAGAACATAACACATTAACAGGGAGTGTATGAGATGAATATCAAAAACCAACTATACACATTTAAAGCAACATGTACCAATGTTGTTGACGGGGACACGATAGATATAGATATAGATTTAGGGTTTGAACTTTTGCTAAAAGGCGTGTCAGGTTACTCAATGTTGATACGCCAGAGAGAGGACAAGAAATTATAGTAAAGCTACTAACTTTACAAAGCAATGTGTAGAGAATAAAAGATATATGTTCAGACGTATAAAGATGACGCTTTCGGCAGATATTTAGCCAATGTCTTTTATGATACAGGTAATGAGATACGTTCGTTGAATGATGATCTGCACATTAACCAATTAATTAAACTAATTCGAAATGGAATGAAGCAATGAAAATAAAAAGCGTTCCTTAACCAGTATTTCGGTACCAAGCGTTACTTGTACCAAGACGAAAAGAAAGTGGCTCACATGCATATCGTAAACGGCGTGTATTACCTACACGGTCATCACAAACAAAGTGGGCGGAGTTAAGTTGACGTTTAACAGTGAACGAGAGTTTATGATTACATTCAGCAATATGAGTTGAGCTTGGAAGAAGATAAGCAGCTGACATTATTTTAGGAGTGATAGACATGGTAAAGATTAAAACAAAAAGGAAATGACGGGAGAAGAATACGCGAAATTTATGATTGATAAGTTTGGTTTAGAGAAATCCAAATTGAAACAAAGAAACAGAAATCTATGAAAAGTTTGTAATTCAGCGCTAAAAATTTACTTCCACCCTTCGTAAAGAAGACAAAATCATTATAGAAGTTGAAGAGAATCACGGAAGATACTAAATTAGATTTGGTAGAACGTTTTATAGGTAGTATGGGCAGTGTGTGTTACACGAGTCATAACATGTCTATAAAAGAATGTTTAAACTTACCCCTAGAGATTGCACTACAACTCATTTTATATTGAAAATGGCGACCGAGAGCTAATACTAATTTGGTGTGACGGAAAGATGGTGGATTGATATGCCAGTAACACTATCACAAGAAAGCTACGACGCGATGCTTGATGACCTTAAGAAGTTGCGTGAGCGTAATAAGGATTTAGAAGATTGGTTCGACATAGAGGCTTGTATAGAATTTGCTGAGAACGAGCATAATCGTGGAGAAGATGAAACGTTAAACATTGCTTTGAGAAAGTTAATAAGAAAGGCACATGCATGGGATGAACTTAAATCACAATTGTTAGCAACCTATCATCAATCAGAACGAACTTCGATATATCCGGTGGAGATGATGAGCGAGGAATAATGACTAAGCATGCAGAAGTCCTTGAATCAATGGATGAGTTAGATGGCGAAGATGATTTTATAAAATGATAAATAAAACGGAGCGTGAAGAGTGATGAGAGCAGAAAAACATATGCAAATGATGCAGATGTTGCAAAACTGCGTAATTGAAAATATGTATCGCATGATGAATACGAAGAGTTAGTAGCTAGAGATAAACATGGCAACAAAATGTTATTAAATTTATCCGAATGAGGAGGACAACGAAATGACTAATCAATTAACAGTAGATCAATTAGAAGAGATTATAAGACAACAGTTACTTACAGCATATCATCAATATGGTTTCAACAGATATTTAGGTTGGGACATGGACAACGTTCTAATCGAAATTAATACACTAGAAAAAATAGTAAATGGAATTTGTGAAGTTAAAGATATAACAAAAGAACAATTTATATTAGGAGGACAATAATGACTAATCAATTAGAAATCAAATTATTATCAGACACGCAATATTACCATCACGTGACAGACTAGACGCCGGTTATGACATTTACTCGGCAGAAACATTGATACTTGAGCCACAAGAAAAAGCAGTGATTAAAACAGATGTAGCAGTAACATACCAGAGGGATATGTGGGCTATTAACGTCAAGAAGTGGTGTAAGTAGTAAAACACATTTAGTGATTGAAACAGGTAAGATAGACGCTGGCTATCAAGGCAATTTAGGGATTAATATTAAGAATGATGCGCATATAGTGACGCTGAATCGATTTTTTATTTTGATATAGAAAACAAGATTTGTTTCGAGGGCGATACAATACCAGTCGAAACTTACAAAATCAACAAAGGCGATAAACTAGCTCAATTGTTATCGTACCAATACTCACTCCTGAACTCACTGAAGTAGATGAATTTCAAACAGAAAGTGAGAGAGGCGAAAGTGGTTTCGGATCAACAGGATACTAAAGATATATACGAGAGAGTGAAAGAGGTGCTGGGAAGTGAATTTTGAACAACCAACGATAAAAATATTGAGACGATTATTTGAAGGCAAAATGAAACTAATATACACATATCTCGTTTAAACCTTGTGGATTATGCAGTTATTGAAATGGTTACCAAATATAAACTTTCGGCAACGCATACACGAAATGAATATTTTAGAGATGTAGTGACTTTGAAATTTAAAAGAAAGAGTAACGAGAGTGAGAAAATGAGTGCTAAAAAGCTAGAAAGAAACCTGTAGAAATTGAGTTTATGCAATTTAATAATGCAGATAATGCGTATGACATTTCACAATGGGCAGTAGGAAAATTAAATATAAGGTGTCACATAAGTTTGACATAGGATATATGTACGTTGAAACGTTAGAGGGAATTATGACAGCAAGTCTTGGAGATTACATTGTTAAAGGTGTGAATGGAGAATTCTATCCAGTTAAACCAGATATATTTGAAAAGACATACGAGGTCATAGATTAATGCAATACCTAATCACAACATTCACAGATAGCACAGGCTTACCTCACAATCATGTGACTAAAGCAAAGGATAATCAAACGTTCACTGTGGTTGAGGCAGAGAGTGAAGAAGAGGCAAGGAAGATATATGAGGAGGGCAATTAAGCCCTCTAGAAATTAATAAACTTAGAAAGTGATTGCTATATCTTTATACAGTTAAAAGGTAGAAGTTTTCTTACTTTAGAATCTATGAGAGAAATGTATAAATCTTCTCCAACTAATTCATATCCTGGTTTAATACCATGACATTCTAATTTATCCGTATCGGGGTCCTTGTATTGGATAACAATAATTGCACCATTACTTATGGCTTCATCAAATTATTTAAAACTTCTTGTTGTTCATTATATTTTTCACCACCTTATCAATTAATAAAATTATTATACCAGAAAGGAACGATACCTTATGAATAAATTATTAGAAACATTTTTAACTTCAATTGCTGCAATTACAGTTTATAAGTTAATTATCGCTTTGGTATACATGTATAAATACAGACAAGATGAAATTGATAAACCTATCAATACATTTAACGAATATGATCATGGCGATTTAAAAAGAATTGTTGCAGAGGTGAGTGACTAATGTGGTTCATCATCTCAATACTATTAACGATTGCATTGCTTATATCTATGGTCTGCAATACGAACAACGAAAGAAGATAGAAGCAATGACAGATTATATTGAAGAGTATATCTATAGGAATAGATGGAGGTAGTTGTATGACGTTCGGTGATAACCTTAAAGAATAAGGAAAGATATGAGATTAACGCAACAAGATATGGCAAATGAAATGGGAATAAGCCAATCTTATTTGTCCGATATGGAGAATAGTAGGAAGTCTCCGAGTGTGAATACAGCATTGTTAACTGCAAAGAGATTAAACTTATCAGTAAATGAATTAGTTAACGATGATTTAGATATGGATAAAGAAGTATAACAAGAAAGAGATAAGTAAGTAGGAGGTAGCATATGAACTTAGGTAAGACAGATATACCCAAGCTTGAAGAATACTGGGAGAAGTTAAACGATATGAAAGGACAACTAATGTATCGTCGATATGACTTGCTCTATCAAACTACTGATACAAACAATGGTGGTGGTCAGAGTAACCTACCTACAAGTCCAGTAGAGAATGAAGTGACTAAGCTACATAGTGACCTCAAGTATTTAAACTTACAGGCTATCATTCAAGCAATAGAAGATGTATACAATGCAGCTACTAAAGAACAACAGTTGATAGTTAACTATAGATACTGGGAGAAGGATCTAACTGTGTGAATGGAATGACATTGCACATGAACTAACTAAGCAACGTGATGATGATAAGGTAATCAGTAGAGATGCTACACTTCGAATGCGTAACCAACTAATGAGAGAGACAGCTAAGCGAATTGGTTGGATTAGTTTCGACTAACCGCACTTACGACATACTGGAAGTGCGGGTGGTCAATACCTTATTATGATAGTATCAGATAATTAACATACAAGGCACATCACTTATCAGTGGTGTGTCTTTTGTTATGCAATCAATGAGGTGTGAACAATGACAAGACATGACAATACACATAGGCATGGTCGTAAGTCTTATGAGTATGATTGGTTCTATCATTCAAAGGCATGGAAGAAGCTAAGGGAGATAGCACTGGATAGAGATAACAACCTATGTCAGATGTTTTACGTAATGGAGATATAACAGACGCTAAAATAGTCCATCACATTGTTTATGTTGATGACGATTTCAATCAAGCGTTGAACCTTGATAATTTATTGTCTGTTTGTCTAAGTTGTCACAATAAAATTCATGCAAATGACCAAGATAAAAGTAATGCAAAAAATATTCGAGTTGCTAAAATTTAA